TCAGCATCTAAACCACTTCCACTTCCGTCTACTGTTTTTATAAGAGTTAGTATTTCAGAAGCTGATTGATCTGCAGTAGCTCCAGCTTCTATACCATCTAACTTATTATCTTTTGCACTAGTATATGCAAGAGATGCTGTACCATTAATAGTCAGTGCATCTGTTTCAAGTGTACCATCTACGTCTACATCACCACTAATATCTAAAGATACAGCAGTAATACCTCCATCTTCTCCGTCTATTACAAAGAAAGGACTATTTGCAGCATTGTGTCTACCTACTTCAAAACTTGCATTACTTGTATTATTAGCATTTGAATCTAAATCAATATATACAGCTCCATAAGATGAAATTAATAAATCATCTGCAGCGTTACCGCTGTCATCTCTTGAGAAAATTCCATGATGCTGACTTTTATCTCCATAAAAAGTAATACCACCAGCTCTTGGCAAGTGAATATATCTTGTTTGAGTACTGCTATCTTCTCTAAAACTTAAATTACCACTATTGTCAAATTGTGCTAGTTCTACTGCTGTTCCACTATCTAAATCATTGTCAGTACCTTTTAAGAAACGAACAGTACCAGTTCCATTATTTGTTTCATCACAAGCGATATAAATATGATTTACACCAGTTAACGATACTCCATTAGCAGTTGAGTGTGTGTCATCATCTAATACTAATCTATTAGTACCATTGCTATTTCCGTGTATATCATCTACTGATATTGTACCAGATGTAGTAAATCCTGCAGCTGTAATTGTCCCACTGGTTGTATCATTAGCATTATTTTTAATAAAATCATCTGGTATTCTTGCTGAAGCGAGAGTTCCAGATACCACCTTACTTGCAGGAATATCATCTACTAATGCTAAATCACCCAAACTCGAAGCATCTGCTTTACCACTAATTCTTGTAGTAACATGGTCATATATTTGATCACCAGTTGCTAAAGTTGTAGCACCGTTAGAAACTGCAGCCGTATTTAAAACAGCTCCAGTTCCTAACCCTAAATTACTTCTTGCACCACTAGCACTAGATGCTCCAGTACCACCATTAGCTACTGATAAATCAGTACCAGACCAGTTAGAATTGTTTACAGAAGATAATCCACCGCCAATTTCAACTACACTGCTACTATCTCCATCATGAATATACAATTTATTATTTGTATAATCATAAGCTAACTCATAAGCTGCAATTTCACTGGTAGTAGGTGCACCACTACCTCTTTTTATTTGTACTGTATTAGACATTTAACTTCCTTAATATGTACCGCAGTTAATAGTAGCACCTGTTATTGCAGTTGCTGCTACTGAACCAAACTTAGCATTACCTAATGTTCCTGAGTATGTTTCGCTAGATTCAGATGCATCAGATATATACATAAATGAATTATCTGTATCATCCATACCAAAGAATCCAGTTTTTGCACCGCCACTATTCCATTTAAACTCTATACCTCTATCTTTACCATCATCTAAACCTGCACTTGATGCACCTCCCAATGTAAAGATAGGATCATCAATTTTTACAACAGTAGATTCAACAGTTGTAGTAGTTCCTTCTACTTGCAAATCTCCTACAATAGTAACTTTTTTGTTATTATCAATAGTCATTGCTTCTGATGCTGTTTCACTATTACCTACTTTAAATACAAGCTTTGTAGCATTAGAAGTAGAAGTAAAAGTTCCCGCTGCAACAGCTTCAATAGAAGCTGCTAGTAATCTAGCATCTCCTGTAGTAGCTTCATCTGGTGCTGCAAAGTCTATAGCACCTAATACATCATTTGCTGCTACAGCTGATTCACTAGTGTATAATCTTAATCTAGCACCTGTACCTGTTTTAATTTGAGTATTACTTGTAAAGTTTAAACCTTGATTAAAGGTAACTGCACCAGTTACTCCAATAGTAAATGCAGTTTGTCCAGCACTACCATTATTATTATACTTATAGGTATTTGCTATTACATTACTACCAACTAAATTTGTTGTACTTAAAGAACCAGCAGTTAATGTACCAGGTATTGATACTGCTCCGTCACTAGCTTGTACTTTAAACGCATTGGCATCAGATGTATCTTTTACAACAAGATCTACATCAGCATTTCCATCTCCAATAATAACTTCATCTTGTGTGTCGTCTTTTACTTTTAAAAATACAGTACTACTATGTGCCATTAATCTAATTTCATTATCAGTACTAAAGTCTATATAATGGTCATCTGCTGCACTACCAACTCTTAAATTAGCATTATGAAGACCAGTAATTGTTGACTGAGTAGGATTAACAGTAAAGCTTCTATTTGCTCCACCATCAAAAGTTCCTCCAGCTGATAATAAACCATTACCTGCTGTTAAAGCAAATGGTGTTTTTAATACAGATAATGTATCACTTGATAATTCTAATGTACTAGTATCTGCTACATTAGTATTTAACATTGTTCCTTCAACAGAATCAGCTTGAATTGTTGCTGCTCCTCCAGAAGCTATAAGAACATCTCCTCCAGTAACTCCAGCGTATATTTCATTTTTAAGATTACCAAATGTTATCTTTTTTAAAGAACCATTATCAGATAATGCAAAATGATCTTGTGTATTATGTACTCCTGAAGTTATTGCATTGTTAATATTTCCAATATCTAAAGATATTGTTGAACTATTATCAGTATTTCCAACAGCAATCGATCCAGCTATACCATCACCATATGTCAAATCAGACAATAATGGTAAATGCACAGTAGTTGCTGCATCATCAGCTTGATCATTTACTGTAATTCTACCAATAAATAATTGACTGTCTTTGTTTTGAAATGCTAATTCACCATAATGCAACCCAGAAGGTAGTGTAGTTGCATCAAAGTCTGAGTTGGCATTTCTTTTAATTTTAATTTTATTACTCATATCTTACCCCTTTTATATAAATGTTCCACCATTTATGTCGTTATCATCTATCCATTTACCTGATGCTGCATCATACTTTAACACTGCACCATTAGCAGGGCTAGTAATATTAGTATCAGTTAATTCTGAAACGGTATCTTCTCCAAAATTCTCAGCATCTGTAATAACTACATCAGCTGTACCGTTATCAATTTTTAATTTATTATCATCATAAAAAACAATTTTTTTATACACATCTTTAATTTTATTCGGACTTGTTAAACTTCCACCCATAATTATCTCCTATGTATTTTTTATCATATCTTCATAAACTGGATCTGAAACCGCAGGAACATCAGTATATAAAGCATTTCTTTGTTGTCTAGTAAGTTTTGCAACATCAGTATATATATTGCTTGCAGGATCTGTAACATCAGAAAAGTTTTCATTTATATTATCATTAAAGTGATGAATTAAATCACTTAAAGATATATTATGGTCATCAAAAGATGTTAAACCAAATTGTCCTATTCTAAATGTATTTGCCATTAAAAACTATGTTGCACTATTCTTCTTCTGCCGCTTATACGACCTCTATTTGCAAAGGTTTTACCTTCTTTTATTCCTTTTTCAAATTTTTTCTCAAAATATGGAGCCATAGCTATCATATCTGGTTTTGTTTCATAACCTAGTTGTATAGCTTTATCAACCAAGTATTGATGAAATTGTGTAGGAATTTCACTTTCTTCTATCATTAAAGTTGTGTTTGTCAATGTAGAAGTACCACTAGAGTCTACACCAAAGTGTAAAGCTTTCTTGTGATAAAACAATGTTATTTCATGTACAGCATCTACACTTGTAAAAAGATTTTTTTCAGATGAATTTGTATTCATCAATGCTATTGCAATAGAATCTCTTTCTACCCAGTATACATGTTGTTTTGTAATTCTTGAATCTGCGTCGTGTCTATGTGTCATCTAAATCCCTATACTGTGGTCTACCAATTAATCTTTTAATGTTTTTAACATTACCTTCACTGTCTTTCATATCAACAGATTTAATTTCAATAATACTATCTTTTAGTCCATAATATCTTTGATTAGCTACTGTATTAAATTTTGTAGCTTCATCTAATATTAAAGTTCTTTGACAAAACTCATCCGATGCTTGGTTAAGTAAATTAATAACTTCTACAGTACCTAGATCAGGATGATGTTTTTGTACTTGTTCAATCATTTGCTGAAGCTTCATTTGGCACTCCTGTTGGTTGCATAGGTACATTGCTATACATTCTTAAAAACTCCATAAGTCTTGAAGAAGTCTTAAAATACTGACTTTCATACCAACCATACTGAGAGGTATCACCTGTAAGTTCTGTTTGATATGTTTGTAAATAGGTACTTATTTTATTTAAATATGTAGTAGCTAATTCTACATCTTCATCAACAATATAGTCACTTGCAATATTAAACCATTTGTTAATATTAATTCTATCTGATTCTGTATTAACATCACCGCTAGCGTCTATATTAGTTAAATTTGTAGCTCCTGTAGGTTTATCTATTTCATTCATTCTTTTTTGTAAAACTTGTAAAGCAGCATATAAAACTACTCCTATAAAAAATTCAGAAGGTAAATTAGGAATACTAGTAACACCTAAACCAAAAGATACATCTGGAGATATATGTTTTACTTTTCCTGCTTGTTGTGCATCGGGTGTTGGTAATATTTTTAAAGTATTATTTTCTATAAAATATTTAGGATCGTTTAATGTAGCAAAATAAATACTATTAGGATCAACAGCATTTAAACTGTTAGCATAGCTTATTCTAGTACATACTCTTACATTTCCACCAGAATTAGAATCTTCTCTCGTAACAGCAATAATATCTACAATAGCATTTAATCCCATTCCGTCACTATTTGTAACATTATCAGATTGCATTAGTCTTTCAGCGTGTGCAGGGTTTCTTGCAATAATTTTATTAATATATCTGTTACCTTCTTTACAGAAAGATTCTGTTTCCGATGTAATATCAGATACGCTACCAACTATTGCTTCTATATCAGTTTGTAAACTCACAGTTTCATTCCTACTTTTTTCCTTAGTACATCAGCTGCACTTTGTAATCCAGTTTCTCTATACATTTGTTTTTGTATACCTTTTGCTTTAGCTAAATCTAAATTTTCAGAAGTATCTTTTAACTCTTGTAAACTAGGATTAAATAAACTATCCTTACGTTTTCTTTTGCCTAAAGCTAATAATTGCCTGGCTGCTCTAGTTACCATCATAATTTTCTCCTATTATAAGGGGGGAATATTTCATCCCCCCTATTTGTATTAACTAAACTGTAATACAGTGTGTGTTTCTGGTAAAGAAATTTCTAGACCTGCTTCTGTAAGAATCATGTCTTTTCTTCCGTCAACACCGTTGGTTTGAACATTAGTGATAATTTGTGTATCTCTTGATACTCCATTACCTTCTAATGGTCTGTAAGCAACGTTAGCAAGGTCAATCATGATAGCAGTGTTTTCATGTTGATTTCTAAACAATGGTTCCATAACTAAGTTAAGTCCACCATAGATTGTAGAAATTCTAGTAACATTGATTCCAAAATCATTTTGAATGTTTTGTAAATCAAAACCACTACCTACTTGACTGTTTAATGCCATTGTATTACCTAAGAAAGAGCTTCCACCTAATTTGTTAAAGAAAGACATAACCTTTCTTGAACAAAGAACAAGTTTCTCTCCTGAGTTACCTGATTCTGGTGAGAATACATCTTCCATAGAATCTACGAAGTGATCGTAGTTAGTTGAAGAATATGCGAAAGTTTTCACTTTACCATATTGTTCAGTGTAAGGTAAAATACCATGCGTTCTACGTAATGGTCCAGATGCTGTTGAGTCATCTGTTCCCATACCGAATAAGAATGCATGTTCAAGATCCATCTTATGTTCCATAAGTTTTTCTTGATACACTCTTTGGTATTCATTAGAAACACCACGATAACGTGTAGCTAATGCTGTACCTGAGAATAAAGGAACAAGAGTTTTAAAGATCTGTGTATATCCTTCTCTTGAGAAAAACTCATCTCTCCATCCTTCAAGTGTGTTACCGTCATGTCCTTCAGCGTATGCTGAACCAACAACCTGACCTGTAAAGCCAGCATCCAAACGAAGGTGATCATCTGCACCTGGTGAAATTTCACCTTTAGTTGCAGCGTCTTGTCCATCGCCAGTTCTTGTTGGTATTAATATTGCTTTTAGGAATGTAGCACTAACAGCTGAATAAGCTGAGTTTGCATTATCTACAGCTGTTATTCTGTAGTAAGCAATTACAGGTTTATCAGAACCGTCAGAACCATCTTCGTCCCATTCGCCTTTTATTGCAACAATTTGACCTACAATCATAAATTCAGGTCTTACTGCTACGCTTACTTCTCTTCCAAATTGATCGTATAGCACTTCTAGTCTAAGATCTGTTACTGCCCAGTTTCCTGAGTTGTAATTTGTAACATCTTTAGCAACTGCTATTTGGAAATTACGTCTTTGATACTGATGTCTTTGTTCTAAGAACTTAAAGACAGGATCGTCAGTTGGTTTTTTTCCAATTTTGTTCAAATATGCAAGAAAAGGTGATTGTTGAGGAGCTAATTCAGCAACTCTTTCTCCAAAATTATAGATTCTTCTAGAATCATTAATACTGGAAGCGCTTCCATTAGCACCATCTAGGGTTACCCCTGTTGAGATACTATATTGATCTGCCATTTGTCATCTTCTCCTAATTAAAACGGATTCTTTTTTTGATAATTTTGTATCATAGAATCCATCATTTTATCTTCTACTTTTTTAGATGACTGCATATTGACACTAGGTTGAGTACTAATAGGTTTAGGTATATTCAACTTCTGTTGTCTTTGTGCCATTTCACTTGCTCTTGGATCTATTACATTTGGAGCTACTGGGATGTTTTCACTTTCCGTTGAGCTTAATGCCTTATGCAATTTAACCAAATTGTCTAACGACAATGAATCTGGTGATGACATTGTTTTAACAAAATCAGCTGCTTGTTCAGGAGTGTACTGATACTGAGCTTGTAAGTCTGAAACAAGTTGTTGTTGAGAGTTCAACTTACGTTGTTCTGCAATTTGTTTCTCACTAATCTCATTTCGTACATTTTCCTGTTCCATAAGATATTCAGTCATATCGTCTAAATATCTTTCTCTATCTGCCAAATATTTTGCAGATTTACTATTAGGGTCTGTTAGTGCCTCGGAATTATCAAAATCTGCAGGCTTCACAGGTTTAGTAGGTTTTTCTACTATCTGTTTAGCAGGAACTTCTGGAGCAGGTTGTGAAGGAGTTGAAGCTTTCGACTTAAGCTCCTCTAACTCTTTTCTCAATGCATCTACTTCCTGAGTTTTCTTGTCTGCCTGACTTTGCCAGTACTGAAATTGTGCTGGATCTTCCTTTTGATTATTAACTACAGGTACTTCAGCAGGTTCACTTTGTGTTAAAGGTTCAGGGTTCTCGGCCATTTTAGCTACAAAACCGTCTGTATCTCCCCCAAACACTTCTTTAAAAATGTCTGCATCACTTCCTGAAACAGCAGCAGTCCCGCTAGTTTCATTCAATTGTTCTGTATTTAATATCTCATTTGTATTACTCATTTATCCTCCTAACTCTCCATCTCTCCTAGAGCAGGTTCTACATCTAGCTCTTCAGCTAATTCCTGTTCTACCGAGCTAACGGAGTTCATTAGATTGTTTTCAACGTCAGCTATTCTTGCTTTATAAAGCTGTGTAGCTGATTCAGCTCGATTTGATATTTTATCTAAATCCGAACTAAACTTTTCTACCTCTAAACGTTTCTTAGCATGTAGCTCTTCACGTGTAGCGGTTTGAAGATCTCCTTTGACCTTCTTCAATTCTTCTTGTAACATATTCATTTGTTGTTGCATTGCTGCTGCCTGACCACTTCTTGCTAGTACTCCATCTATATCTACTAACTCAGATTTCTTCAAGACTTCTACTTGGTCAATTAATCCAGCTTGATACATTTGCATATATGTATTTAACATAGCCATTCTATTAGTTGGTAATGTAGAACCAGATACAACTTTTACATCGTATCTACCTATAGAAACATCATGGAATCTTTTAACATCTCCATTGTCCATTTCTTTAAAGAAGTTAAATCGTTCTTCTTTTTCTAATCCATTAGGTTGAACTAAACGAATAACTTTATCTTCTGTGTATAGTTGTTGCATTAATGGTATTGCAACTTTAGCACACTGATTTAAAAAGTTTTCTATATCATCTCTACGAGATTTAATTCTTCGTTGACCAAATTCATCAACGACAAGTGTTCCTCTATAAGTTGAAGGAGAGTTCATTCCACTACCTTGCATAAGTTCAAAAATACCAAAGCCGTATTCTAAATCATATTTAGCATCTGCTTCATTTTTATACAATTCATTTGGTAATGGAACAGGACCAGCAACAATCGGTGCACCTAGTTCAGCATCAAACTCAATAACGCTTGTCCCTGCTCTACTCCATTCTTCTTCTATTTGACGAAGATCTGCTGAACCACGAGGAATCAATAACTTTACATTTGTACTTGTACTTGCATGAGCAATAATTAATGAACGAATCTTGTTAATATATTCCTGCAAGGGTTTATATAAACGAACATCTGATTCAGGAAACGGATTTCTATGATGTATGTTCATTAAAGGAACAATAGGATAATCTTCTGTTGGTAATATTCTAGTATACAACAAAGTACTTCCTACTGATACTGTCATCTTTACACAACATTTTTCTATTTTATTTACCATTATATTTTCCATACCAATCATTTCTTCTGCTGATAATGGAGTAATAACGGTAGTACTTCCAGGTATTGCATCTTCATCTTCTACCCCAGAAACTTTAATAGGACTTTGCGGAGTCATTACACCTTCATCGTCTATCTCAGGATCTGGTAATATAAAATGGAAGACTGGTCCATATTGCTCTACAACTTGTAATAATTCTTCTTTAGCTTCTTCGTCAGAAATATAAACTTCTTCTCCAGTTGCTTTAGTAATTCTCATATAATAAACTTGTTGATACTCTCTATATTCATCTTCATTAAATAAATATTCATCTTGACTAAAAGGTTCATAAACATTGTAATAGTTATGCATTTCTTTTGTATAGCGTTCTATATACTTTCTTTTAGTATGATACTGAGTATCTTCTTGTGCATCAAAAATTTGTCCTTCAGTAGCTGCCAATCCAGTAGAAGGTATGTCTTCATCTCCTATGTCTGCACTATCTGATTCCATAATAGTGTCCATAAAATCTGGATATATTTGCATTGCTTGTTCATCTGTTAAGAATTTTTTAACTAAAATATGTGCAGCATCTTTTGCATAAACATCTTTAGAGTTTGGATCTATGTAAACATCTAAAGGATTTATAGATTTTAAAAAGACTTCACCTTTACCCATATCTGCCATAGGATCTTGGTATACATGCATAACTCCCATACCACCAACATAATAATCATCTACAATTCTTTTTAATTCTTCATTACCTGAAGATTGGTCCCACATCCAAGCAAATAAATCAGAAAATACTTTTGCAGTATCTCTATCAGAATCTTCTCTAGCACTAGAACGAAACTCAGGTGAATTGTAAGTAAGTAAAGATTTTGCAGTTTCTACAATAGGGTGTATACGATTAACAACAATAGGAGCTTGTCCACGAGCTTCTAATACTTCTGACTCTTCAATAGTCCACTGAGCACCAGCACGAAACTCTACTGCTTCTTGAAATTTTTCTGCCCAGACTTCACGAACATTGTCATATTCTGTAAGAAGTTCTATAGAAGTTTGCACCTCTTCTGGGGTTTCTCCTTCTTGTATTTCTTCTCCTGGCTGAAAAGCAAATACATCTACAAGATCTTTATAGTTCTGACTTCTTTGCTTTTTCTGTCTTTTCTGTACGCTTTTTGGCATTTACAACCTGATACCCTTTTGGAACGTGTATTTTTGTGTGTCTATCTAATAAATTTTCAAATTCTTTTTTTATAATCGTATAACTCAAAAAATTAATTTTCATTTGCTAATATAACTTATAAGATAAATTAGACAGAAGTCAAGACATATTTAGTTAATTTTCCAACTTTTATTAGATCTTACTCTAAATAAATCATTTTGAGTAGATGTAGGAGTAAATGCGTGTGAAGGTCTATAAGAATTTTTATTAGCATAAAAGAAACCGTCTAGCAAGTCATCATGCTTACCTCTAGGATATAACAACAGTTCATCTACAAGTGCTTGCATTTCTTTTGTAATAAAAACTCTTTTATTTGCAAACAATGGTTGTAGACTTTCTAACCTGTAAGATTTTCTAGTTCTTGGATTTTCTTTTATTTCAAGACCAGGTATAAACAATCCTTTCTTTTCAGACTCTTCTTTAATGTACTGTCTTAACATTTCCTGATAACCAACAGATTCAATTCTAGTTTTACTACTATTATAATTTTTAAAATTTCTAATAATAGCATCAGCTAAACTTAATGGAGTTGCTCTTTTTCTAAAATATGGTAAAACAAATCTATTGTTGTTGTCATCTATTGCAATATTAAATATAACAGAATAGTCTGCAGTCTTTTTGGTACTAGATGCAGGATCGACTCCTGTAAAGATGTTTACAGGTCGCCTCTCTTCTACTTCCTCACCATTTAGGTTCGTCAGGATGAGAGTTGACAATCCTTGTTCATCTTGTTCAAGGTAACCTTCATAGTATTGTATATCTTCTTTTCTAAATAAATTATCTTCATCGCCTACAATTTGACACAAGTATTCCCTATAAAATACAGATAAACGATTGATACTTTCTAATTCTTCTTTTTTCTCTATCAACTTTTCTACTGGCCACACTTCATCCCACAAAGATTTTTTATTTTCTAAGTCAGGTCTAAACTCCAAAGTATTCCAACCTTTCATTTCTTTCAAGGTTTCTACCATACAACGTTCGTGCTGCGGAGTACCAATAACACATATTCTACCAGATAACGGGTCCAAAGACGGAACACCAGATTGCAACAACCAACGTAAATTATATTCCATAGCTTCTGCTGTCTTTGTGTTATTTTCATCTTCTGGATCATCAAGTATTAAAAGAGTAGGTCGTTGATTCCCGTGTTTGATACCACGTATCTGTTGTCCAGTACCTTTACAAATAATAACGCTGCCATCTTTTAATTCTATCTCCGTGTTTGTCCATTTGCGTGCAGACTGCATTCCCCAATACCCAAAAAAATAACGAAACTCTTGAGAATAATCCAAGACATCTTTTATCGTACCCAAGAGTTTAGTAGCATGCGATTGTGTTCTACTAACAAGGACAATCACTTTAACTCCTTCAGTGAACATTAAATGAAACAAAGGAAAAATACCCGCTGCTACTGAACTCTTAGCATGACCACGAGGTGCAATAATATTAATTTGTTTTTCATCGGTATCCAATAAATGCTTTGTTAACTCATAATGAAATGCAGGAGATTCAGCACTAAACATATTTGGCATTACCATTCTACCAAATAGCAGCATATCTTCTTTCATTTCTTGTAAAATTTTATTTTTATTCATCAATTATAATTGTTATATCTAATTCCATATCTTTAGATACTTGAATCATTGTAGCTAGAAATACTAATAATCTATCCTCTTTTCCTTTAATGACTATCTTCTTTTCCATCACCAATATCTTTTGTTTGAGTTGCCTTTAGTTTTTTCTTTTGAGTTTCAAACTGATCTGATATTTGATGACTTATATCCATTTCAAGCGTATCTGTTTGCTGTTGTTTATGAGGAATCATATCTACAAACACAGAAAGCTCTTTAGCTGCTCTAATCATATCGCCACTATTTTCTTTCATCTTTGCTACCACGATAGCATCTTTAATAGTATCTAACACAAAACCTTCATCTATACCTTTTTCAGTTAGTATCTCTTTTAATTTATCTTTTATCATAACTTTAGTTTCCTTTAGCTTCAGTAATCTTTTTGCAGCAATCTCAGGCCTTTCTTGGTCTGGCCTATAGATCTTACCTATTTTATTGAAGTCTGGCGTTTCTCCTGCAACCTTGTAGCTCAAATAAGCATCTATAGCTAGTTCTGCTCTATTACTTGTAGCTTCTATCTCACTGTACGATCTTGTCGATACGTGATTCATATTCCCAGACTTCCAGTGCGGTTCAAACTCTAACCGCCTTTTCTCCCCTAACCATTGTCTACCAAATGGAAATGTAAGTAATGTCCCTGTCTTGAAAGACTTTCTGTACAAACACTCACTTACATATCCATCATCGGTTATCCCATACTCTCCCTCATTGCATTCTTGCCAATACTTATACTCAGGTGTATTATCATCATTCTGAGTATATACAACATACTCTTTAGGCTTAAAACTATTTTTCTTTAGTCTTTTCTTTATCTTTATCATCTTTGGGATATTTTTCTTCTAAATATTTTATGAAGGCCTCTTTATCATCTTTCATCTTCATATATTCATCTAGGGCTAGGTCCCCGTTGTAAATTTGTAATCTTAACTGTTCAACAGCTACAAAGAGATCTTCTACCATTCTAACTACTCTTTTTAGTGTTGGCTTTTGTTTTTTCTGTATCATTTTGCTCCTTAACGTTAATCATTAACGTTTATCTATTAATAACATTATAAATGTGTATCTATTAACGTTTATCTATTAACGTTAATACCTTGCACTAGTTATATCCTTTTGGTTCGTAAATTCCTAGTTCCATTTCTTCAATACGCACTAAAATCTCTAATTCAGCTGTCATAATCTGTATGACTTCATAAATCTTAGGATCTGATAAGTCCATTTTCACTGTTTCCCATTTTCCTGTGTCCTTGTTAAATTTTTCTAACATATCTTGTTTTTTTAGAAACTTTAAGATTTTATTCATCTTTGTCATACAACAACTTATTAAGATTTTACGACTACTTGCAACAACTTTAAAAAATTGCTGTAGATTGCGTGTGCGTAGTATATATACCACCTACCCCCTAACAATGTTGACTTTTCTTATTCAATATCGTTGAAAACATTCGTTTGAATAATCAAAGTACATTGTCTTAACGGGTGTAGCTGCACCCTCGGGGACTTTGTCCCCTAATATTAATAAAAAAGAAAGTAGGTAAATAATGAACTATTCATTTAACAACCAACCAATAGACCCAGCGAGGGAATTATTCAATGCTATTGCAATACATCCTAACGCTAGTGATATATTAACGATTGCCTCTAGACCAAAGGTTTCTGAGGTCAAGAGCCTAAAACAGCGTCAGTCTAAAACTGAGCGTTGTTTGTTAGGGCAAGTATCTTCTAATAGTCTACCAGAGAACTATCTCTATATGATGACTATTAAAACTGATGCATTCCTATCTTGGGATATGCGTGAGTTATTAGATAAATACCTTGCACTAAGAGGTTTGCAAGTTATCACCCAATATCGTGATAAGGACGATACTGTTAAACCAGTAGAGTTCACACCATTCACATCTGATAGAGGTGATAAACTTACTACTATCTACATTACTACCAAGTCCAATAGTATTGGTGAATTTAGTAATTAGTAGTAAACAATTAGGGCGTAGCAGTAATGTTACGCCTTAATTCATTAGCGGTGCTTCGCATCGTAAACCATTTTAATATTAGGCATTGCTATGCCAAAAAAGACTTGCACTTGTTATTTGTAATAACGAGATTGTAAGACAAGCCAATCGAGGTATCATTTATACCTAATATCAGTTAGATCATATCTCCACCATACTTCGATTGGCAAAGTTTAAGATTGGTGCCCCTCGAGTGACGGGTTAAATGGTTCAGTTCTCCAGAATACAGCCAAAGTTTTGTTTAACAATAAAAAGGAAATGTCATGACTAAAAAAGTAAAAACAAGAATACCATTGGAAAAGAATGTAGAGGTATCAGTTGAAGTTGTAGATGACTGGATGCCAAAATTTGACAATGATCACATAGAGCCAATAGACTCAGAACCAATAACATATTACAATGTTAGGATAAAGTCTAGTAGGCCTCGTATTGATAGAGAAGAACTATGACAAAGAAAGAAATCTATCATACAAAATTACAGCATTCTAAACGATTTGTAATTTGGTTTACAAAGAAATATAATGTAGACCTAGAGTCATTACAAAAACAAGCAACGAATGCTTACGATCCAGCATGTAATATAGTTTTGAAGAAGATGTCAAAACGATATATGTGGGCAATATACTTCAATATTGTAGATGCTAGGTTAATACAAAAACTTAGAGATAACATTAACGAAGGTGAGCAACCATATGGATAAACTAAGAGTAGTATGTCCAACATGTAGGACACCCATTGCACAGCAAGAATACAACTATGAAAAGCAAAAATGGATATGGCAAACAATAGATGTATGTTGCAATGACAGTGAACAACGCCTAACAAAAATGGCAGATGTTCAAGCTATTGATGAACCAGAAATAAAGGAAGGGCGCAACGAAGGTATAGAACCTTCCTTTTACGATTGGGAACTCAATAGATAACCAATCAACTTGGCATAGTTTCCATTTCTTTCTATGTCAAGCATTAAACCAGTGTGAGATAAAGAACAGTGATTAGGTCCGTCACGACAGACCATTCTTGCACTGGTTTACATAATAACAACAAAAGAGGTATGAAAAGTGAAAATACTAAAAGTACAATACTGGTATACATATGAAAAAGATGGTATGCATTTATGTGATTATGACCATTGTCATTGTAAATGGATAACATATGGATATTTTTCTACAGATTATGATATAAAAAAACTTATCTTAAAAATAATGAATGATAGACAAGATTGGGATATGGGTAATATATCTGTAACAGAAATAACTTTGGATAAATTACCAGTAGAAAAAAAAGAAATATCAGATAGATATTTGGAGGAAAAAAATGGAAAATAATAAAAGGATTCTAAAGCTAATTGAAAAGCGATTAGAAGTTGGTGCTAAAGAACATGGTGCACAAGTACCATTGAATGGCACAAGAGATCATTTGCAAGATGCTATCGAAGAAGCATTAGATATGATAGTATATCTTGCAGCAATGCTTATTGAAATAAAAAGGAAGGAGTCGAAATGGCTAAAAATGAAGAGGTCTTGCATTACGATATGTTCCAAGCTAGGGCTGACAAACATGAAGAAGAAATGCAAAAGTTGGATGAGTTCATTAACTACTTACTAGGTAGTAATAAAGAACCATATCAAATAAGAAATATAATCACATACTATGTCGCAGCGACTTGGGATAGTTCTTACATTCACAAGCGTATGGACCTAGAACTAATGGAGGAAAATAAAGATGAGAGGAAATAGTACCTTACTTGATAATTTAGTTATCAATACATCAGATGCTTCATCAAAAGCATTTGGTAAATCTGGAACTGGCGGTAAAACAATAGACGGTTTCGATTGGTGGGCTATTAGTTGTCTTGGCGATAGATTCAGCAAGGCAAATAAAAACCTAGGTATTGCTACATCACTTTACAATGTATGGCATAAAACTGATATTCGTATGATAGAGTTTGATGTCAATGGTTGTGGTGATGATGGCGGTATTGAAGAAGTTAGGCTTTATGATGAAGATGATACTGAAATTAAACTTGGAATAGAATGTTTAGCTTTATCATTAAATAAAGCATATAACTCTAATGTATACAGTTGGGATGTTGGCTATCAAACAAACTGGAATACAAAAGAAAAAGTGCAAAGTGTATTTACAAAAACAAATGTAACAACTGCTAACGAATTTGTAGATTACATTAATTCACATTTGAAACCATTTAACGAGTTATTCTTAAATGGTAAATGGAAAATACACAGCATTGATGCAAAAAATCTACAAGTACAATTTTACAGAAATGTACAAAATGGTGAGCACGATCGTATTTACTCTTTACCATATGTAAATCATTATGGAGCAACATTACCTGAAGTTGTTAATCATCCAATGATGTTAGCATATCCAGATGTATCAACATCTACATGGAGTAAATTAGAAAACCATTGTTATTCACAACTTGACGGTGGTTGGGAAATTAACGAAGGTAGTCAAAATACAATTCAGTATAAATTGACACCTTCTACAAATCCTGATAATGAATATCATGTAGAAGTGTCTGTAGAACAAAATCGAAATATCATGGAAGTGGAAACGCTTGAAGATAGTTTTAGATTTACAGGATCAGACGAAAAGAGATTGCGTACTTATTTACAAGATGAACTTAAACTAAATACTTACGCTGGTGCTACTCTTGACTTTAATCGTAAAGCAGATAGAACAAAGATCTTGCAGATTAAAGAGTGGCTTGATAAAGAGGGTTTATAATGGACCCGTTAATGCATAGCAAAAGCAGTGTCAAGAAGTGGGGAGGTAAAGTCGACGACTATATTCTCATACATTCTTGGTTTGACGACAGTAAACGTGGTTATGCTTTTGTTACACATAGAGCAATGCGTCATCATTCAGAAGGTATTGGTTGGTGTATCGATACATTTGGTAAATATATTACCATAGAACATAAAGATAAAACCAGACAAATACCAGTGCGATATATTGCAGAACAACATGTCTTAGAAGATTGTGGTTTTATACCTACAATGAAAGACTGGTTGCAGCATATGGCACCGCCTGATTGGATGCGTAAAGTTGGTAAGATAAACACTTAGTCACATAGGATGATACATGGTAGAGCACCAGTAGATGCCCAGTGACTTGAATCAGAATAGAGGCAACAATATAGATATATTCTAGACGATGCATCGGTATATTTGAGTTGCCTCAGTTCTGAAATAAGATAAACACTTAGTCACATTACAGGTGGTCCGATAACAGGAATATCCTGAGTGGCTTAAATCAGAATAGAGAAGTATATAGCAGAGATCTGCTGATAATCAAGTGCTATTTGTAACGAATAGTTAAATGGTTCCGTAATAGCCAGCTTGAGTATACTTCTCAGTTCTGAAAGGAGCAAAAATGGAAAATGTACATGAATATGCGTTTGTTGGAGCTGGAACTGATGAAGATCCAGTAAACAAAATATACAAAGAAGAATGGATATCATTCTTAGAAGTAAGACAAGACGGACAATACAATATGATGAGTCCTATGGCAAGAGAATCAGCTGGTATAGATAAAGATACTTGGAAACAAATTCTAAGTAACTTTGATGATCTATACGATAAATGGGGTGATCTAAATGAGTGCGTCTGAAAAAGCGTTAGATATACAAGAAAAGATAGATAAATACATTGACAAATTGTCAGACTTAGGTTTTGAATTTATGTATTATAATCGTATATCTAGCATAAGAAGAATAAGAGTTGGTCGTGCAAGGAGGCGTGATGAAGATAATAGATAAAACGTTTTCAATTAAACACGAAGGTCATCTCAATAAAAACAATATCATATTTCAAACTGACAAATATAAGAAAATAGTCGATAAACTTATAGAGTATGATAGCAGTTTAGGAAAGAGAGCTAAGAATGATAGATGAATATCACCAAAGAGAAATGGTAGGAATGAAATCTAGAAGTGATAATCCAAAATACATACCTGAAGTAGTAGCATATATTATAGATAACACTGATTTAAATACATGTGATGAATGCGGAGTTATAGAGTATTCAGATGATTTAAATTGGTGGGAATATATGAGCAAAAAAGACCAGACATTTTGGAGCCAACATAAAGAAGGCGATGCCCTTTGTGATGATTGTTGGAGATATTAAATGAGTATAAGTAGAGAAGAAGCCTGGCGTAAACGAAAAGGCATCAAAGAACCAGAAACCATACATAATCGTATGAAAAAAATGAAATTTGTAAACCCTTGGTCAAAAAAAGGTATAGCTGAGCGTGAAGCTTTTGCTAAAAAATATGGTAGAGCGTGGTGGTTATTTACAGATAATAACAGCAGCTTAAAACATAAAGACCAATGGATATATCAGTTTCATAAGATAGAGGAGGATACAAATGAATGATTTGTGGTACGACGTAGATCATGACATCGTATACGTACACTGTTTTACAGTGATAGAGTTCTGGGTATTTATCTTTATGATATGTTTTGCATACGAATGTTGTAAATATATAATAAGGAGGATACGAGAATGAGTATGTGGTGGCACAAGAAAGCTGAAGAGCTTTTAAAAGGACAAAAAATACTTGATGTAAGATGGCAAGAATGGGATCCAGATTTTGAATGTGGAACTGGATTAATATTCGAAACAGAAAATAATGTTTTCTTTGTAGGTCAAGATGACGAAGGTAATGGACCTGGAGCATTGCATTATATATACAAAGAAGCAGAAAAATGCAACATAACAGGTGGAGTATTACCTGTCAATGTTAAGGAGGTGTAATATGAAGAAAGATCATATAACATATATAGCTAGTAGTGGAAAAGAAATTACTACCAAAAGAAAGTACACAAAGTTTCCCTACAAATTATCTGATACATCTATTGTAGATAATACAGATGGTTCATTAGATGATTGGCTAACGGTAATAAATCCTTTTAGTGGTGATTCATACAGATTATCACCAGTAGAAGAAGCAGTATACTCAGTAATAATGGGTAGTCAATATATGCCTGATTATATGACTGATCCAAAACTGCAAAAAGATGTACGAAAAGGTTTGGATTGGTTTAGAGAAAACAATGCAAAAGCGTACATGGTTTTATTAGATTAACAGTAAAAAATGCTTGGATAATCAGTCAATTAATACTAGATTGATTGTCCAAGCTAACCTAAATAAGGAGGAATCAAATGGGATTCAATTTAAATGATTACGTTGAAGTAAAAGATCGTATTCAAGCTGCACACGATGAGTTTCCAAAGTGTCAGATTAGAACTGAGATAGTTAACATTCAACCAATCAAAGACACAAGCACAGGAGAAACATGCAATGAGTACGTCACCAAAGCGATCTTCACACCAGATCCATTATCAGAACCAGAAGTATACTACACAGGACATGCGGCTGAAAGAGATAATAATGGGTTTGTTAATAAGACGAGTGCTTTGGAAAATTGCGAAACGAGTGCCGTGGGTAGGGCCCTTGCACTTGCAGGTTATGGCGTTAGTCATTCAATCGCTTCTCGTGAAGAAGTTGAGAACGCTCAACAAAAACAAAAAGCTATAAAACCTACTATAAAGTCATTAGAACTTATTGACAAATTAGCTAGACAATGCGGAGAAGAAGGTCTAATGAGTGAAGATGCTAAAATAGCATATAGTAAAAAGAGAACTGACGGCTTTTATGATACTAAAGTAAAAGTAGCTAGGGCTCAATCACATTTCGAAGAACTACTTAATAATAAGAAGAAAGAGAGTGTCAATGAAACAGGAAAGTAAAGAAGTTGGTAAAACAACTAAACATAGAGTACCAGGTTTACAACCAGGTCAATATTCTATACTAAGTCCTAAAGATCATGGTGATTTTCTTATCATAAGAATGCCTATGGTTGACGGTGATTATGGTTACGACTTTTACGACGAAACCAAACTTAATGAAATAATAGATAATGTAGTTGCAAATCATAATGGCTCCATGATGGATGCTATTGAGGAAAAAACTAAAGATTATCAAAACGATAGTAGGGAGGAATAATGGCTATAACTGGTACTAAAGTAAAACAAAGTTCTGGTGGTACAAGAAAATATTTTATTAATAAATGTTTTATTGTTGCTGCAGAACAAATGGAATCACAATACAACGATACAACCGTAAAACTTGAATTGGAAGATTCTGAAAGAGGTTATAAATATACTACATTCATTAATCAAAACTATGAAAAAGATAGTAATGGTGTAGTAACTGGATTACAATATCCAGATCATGTTAATGATTTATACCTTGCTGCTGGTAAAGATTTAAATGTATCTGATACTGGCGACATTAATTTATCTGAACTTGCAAATGCAAAAGTAGCTTGTCTAAGCTATCCTTGTACAGGTAAATACAAGAGAGCAACTTGGTCTAAAGTTTCTTCATGGGAAAATGAGGACAAGCTTGCTGCTGACTTTGATGCACAATTAGAAAAAGGTTATCCAAAGAACTATGACAAGAACCCAGCACCTGCGGTAGAGGTTGTTGGTAAAGCACAAGTTCAAGAAGATGACTTTCCTTTCTAATGAGTATGTCAGCTAAAACAATAGTATTAAACTGGCTTAATTCACTAGATAACAAAGAGGTATTCTTTACATACAACTTTGAAGAACTAGTACCTGTATATGGTAGAATTAAGTACGATAAGTATCATACCGCAAGTACTTATTCAAGAGCATTTAGAGAACTGCGTTCAAGCAAAGTCTTAGATGATCTAGGGTTTAAACTAACTGAACTTAAACACAAAAACAATAGGACTAAGGGATGGAGGATAGAACATACTACGTCGAACTAGTTAAGAACGACATCAGTAAGAGAAATACTTTGTCTACTCATGAAGACTATCAAAAAGAAGTTATAGCAACTGCATGGAAAGATACAGAAATGTATCGTAGTTATTTTATGTTTAGCGATGACTTTAAAGAACATGTTGATAAAGAAGGTTCTGTAAAAGGGTTCAAAGGTATAACATATCTTGATTATATCATACTTGATATAGATAAAGGTACTATACCTGATGATCAGTTTATAGGATACTTACAACAATGTTTATCAGAAATTTTTGATAAGGGTGTTATGGAAGAAGATCTAAACGTATGGTTTAGTGGCACTGGTTTTCATATTGAAATGCAAAATGTTTTTGGATTACAACCTAGTACAGATTTGAGTGATAAACTCAAACTGACTATGAATAAACATTTCCCTTTTGCAGATTCTATCTATGATAGAACTAGAATCATAAGGTGTAAATGGTCATTCAACAAGAAAACATCTAGTCATAAAATATGGATACCAATGAAACTTATCTCAGAACTCTCCTATGATGAGATTGTACAAGCATCTTCAACACAGGGTAATTATATGTCCTTGGTTAATAAATATCCTGGAGGATTCTTTAGCACCCTTTTCAAAGACAACAATGTAGAACCTTATCTACAGTCTATGATAGTTGCAAGTCCTACAATACAATACCAAAAAGAAATAAATAAGAATAGTGAGGGAGTCACTTCTGTTGTTTCTTGTATGCAACATGTGTTTAATGAAGGTCCTGTTGAAGGATCTCGTAATATGAAAGTAATGCGTATGACTAGCTCTTACAAAAGAGCTGGTGTACCATTATTAGTTGCATTAAATGGTATTCTTACATGGGCAAACAATACAATGTCTGAAGAAGAAATTACTAGAACAATCACAAATGTTTACGAAGGTAACTATCAATATGGTTGCGATGATCACATCATGGCAGCTTATTGTGATTCTAAATGTATTTACTACAAAAGAAAAGATTACAGCTTAGATATTAAAGGTGTATCTGCTTTGGAAGATTCATTTAGAACATATGTACAAAGTAAACTAACTAAAGATTCTATCAAGCTAAAAGAAGTATATGGATGTAGTCCATACAATTTTAGTCCTGGTGAATTGATAGTATTTTCTGGTGATACAGGTTTAGGTAAGACTGCGTTTATACAAGATCTTATTGTAAAAGCAAAACTACAAACACTATTCCTGTCATTAGAAATGAACGAACAGTTGATTTTCAGAAGATTTGGTCAAATAGCTGCTGGTAAAACTAAAGAATGGATTCTTGAACAATACAAGACTAATCCAGACTTTTCACTAGAAGATAAACTTAGTCATATACAAATTATGACAATAGCACCAAGAATAGATTCAATCAAAAAGGTTGTAGCTGAAAATGAACCTAAAGTTCTAGTAGTAGATACTACAGATGAAGTAGAGGTGGACTTTGTAAAAGGAGAGATAGAAAAGCAAAATGTAGTAATAGGTGCATTGAAACAAATTGCACAGAAAACTAATATTATCATTATTGCTATTCATCACCTTAACAAAACATCTGCTGCTAACAATGTTATTAACTTGCATTCTTTGAAAGGTAGTAGTAACGTTGTACAGAAAGCAGATAAGGTAGTACTTATTAAAGGTAACAGAAACGATCCTGCAAGAGAAATTATATCAGTAAAATCTCGTGATGAAGGACAGTTTAAGATGTTAGCTAAATTTGATACTACAAACATGACATTTAAACAAATAACTAATACAGGAGGTATTAATGCTGTTTAAAACTAAATACGAGGATAATAATAATATTCAAAAAGCACAATTGCGTCTTTTGAAATTTATTGTATTATCTGCTAGAATGGATAGTAACTTTGGAAATCACTTATGGTTTGACACCAGATTTGGTCCATTAGAATTTTCTTTTGGATTAAGATACTGGGATGAATCACCAGAAGCTATCAAAAAGTACGAGGAAGATTTCAACATAATTAATATGGCTGATAATCTTAGACCTAGTGACGCATAAAAATAAAGTTCGTGGAAACAATCTTGAAAGAGAGATCGTAAACGCAGCTAAAGACATAGGCCTATCTGCAAAGAGGGCCTATGCATCTGATGGAAGATCTTTAGGAAAATCAGAAGTTGTTGATGTAGTAGTAGAAAATACGACCATACAAGCAAAGCGTAGAAAGAAAGTTGCACAATGGTTATATCCTGACTATCACGGAGATGATGTAGATGCTGTAGTAACACGAATGGATAGAAAAGAACCTTTGGCTATAATACCATTAAAAAGGTTTTTAAGATTAATTCAAATAGAGAAGGAAAATATCGATGACTTTGAGCAAGAGTGAAATAGATGCACTTATGTCTATTGCTGCTAAAATAATAAAAGCACAAGAAGAAGTTGAGTTAAAACGCAAAAATGAAAAGATTATAAGAGAAGCACAAGACTACTTAGATAATGTTGATTTTGGTGTTGACTTAGATCAAACTCCTTCTAGCGATAAAGGGTAAGGGCTTTACTAACTAGAAAATTGTTGCCTGGTGCAAATACCTTGGTTGGCTACTAAAACAAATGATACATTAGTCCGTATTATTTCGTATTTGGTATTTAAACTCTAATAAGAGATTACCAGGCAGCAATACACAATGGAGGGTTTATGAAAGATAAAGAAAAAGAAATGTTTATAAATGAAACAGAAGAGTTGATAGAACTAACAAAAGAAGCAATAAATGTTTTGACCACAAAAAAGAAAAGGTTAAAAGATTTATTGCGTATTTTAAAAAATTAATTTTTCAGCTTTATAAAAAAGGCGTCAAGTCGTTGGATCTTCGTTGATCTCTCTATCCTCGGCTTGACGTTTTACTTTAGCTAAATGCCATTTAAAACTATTGTAAGGTAATCCTGTTGTATATTCTACTGCATATTTAGGATTATCAAATGTCTTATACATATCTCTTAAACCTCTACCAAACGGTAAATAAGTCCAAGCTGTATATTTCCAGAATGCTTCATAATCTCCATTTATCATACCATTAATATGTGGTAATATAAATCTACTTGCTGGAGGCGTTATGATCTGTAAAGGTGCTAACGCTTGTATAGGGTATTGATTAAAGAACGCTTTCTTTCTTGTTTCTTCATCACCAAACATAAACTCAGCTGTTTCTTTCATCCAAGACATAGGCGGTGATAATGCATATTCAAATACAGAATAAGCAAATAATGTTGCTAAGGACATAGTCATCATATCATTGGCAACTTGTCTTTGAAATCTTTTAGTTACTTCAAAACTTGGGTGTCCTTCTGCTGCCATCATATCTTCAAAAGCAACCTTTCTTCTTCTAACACTATTCCATGCATAAGGTTGGAAACGTGTCATAATACGACCAAATGCTGTATTACTAAAGTTTGGTCTGTATGTAGCGTGATAAATAAACTGTGATCCTTCTACACCTTTTCTTGCACTGTCTATTAAAAACTCATCAGTTACTTCTATATTACCTTCTAATCCAGAATATATTTCTCTAGCTTTTAAATAATGTGCTAAGAACGCTTTACGTCTTAAATGTTTTTCAGATGTAGACATAAATATACTACCAATTTCCATAATCTTTTTATCTACATTATATTGCTTAGCTAATTCATTAACTTGTTTCTTAGTATATTCTTCAATCTTTTCATTTACTTCTTTACTATTTCCAAACAATCTTTCTGCTCTTGTATGTGCAGTTACTTTCTTAACAAGTTCTGTTAAAAACTTTTTAGCATTTGCTGGTTCATTTGCTTGCAAATATGTTAACTCTTGCAACAAATTACCTTCAAGCAATCCTAATGTATCAATCATTTCATGAACATCTGCTTTATTTTTAAGTTCACGTAATTCATATCTACCTGTAGTAGGGTTAAATAATTTAAACTTTTGACCTCTAAATACTTCATTTATTAGGTATTTTTCATCAAACGCCTTAAAAAAATGTTCAAAACCAGTATCAGTAATAATGTTTTGATAACCACCATAAGCATTGGTAATAGTTGCTTTAGGACTAAATAACAATGATAACAATTCAAATCTACCTTCAAGATCAGATATATACTGAGCACGATCTACTAAAGCTTTATGACGAAGCTGTATATCGTCTGGTAATTGTTTAAATAACTTCTTACCTGTAATTTTACCATATACATTACTTATAGCATTTTCTGTTTTTAACATTACATTACCAACAGATTCATCACTAAACCATTGTCTAGGCGTTTTACTAATATTCAATCTATCTATATTCTCATCTTTAATAAAATCGTTGAGATTTTTCTTTGTTGTTTTGTCCATCCATCTATTAAACTTTTGTTTAGATGCTTTAAACATTCTTGCATTTAATTCTTCAACCTCTATCTTAATATCTTCTTTTCTTTCTTTTGATGTTTTTTTATCACGTAATTCATTGTTTAGCTCTTTTATCTTTTTGCTATTAAATCTATATTGCTCTACAATAAATTTTTTCTTTTGCATTCTTTGTTCACTTAGAGTTGGTATAGACTGTTGCTCTAAATCATATAATAATTTTTTCTCAACAGGTCCAAGTTTACCAACTTTCCAAGCTTGATCAAACCCTGCTGCTTGCCATTCTTTTAATAAAGCCATCTCTTTTTTAGATACACCATGAATTTCTAATATTCTTGTTGAAGGAAAGCCCATATAACCTCTAGTGTAATCAATCATAGTTTGATGCCACATTCTAGCATTGTCTTTCATTTGTGGATTTTGTAAAGATTGATACAAGAACTTATCTAAATATATTCTTGAATACATAGCACCTATGTTTTGCATAAGCCCTCTTGTAAGACTATTATAATAATCTAAAGGTACATTACCATCACTTCTCCAACCAGGCATTGCTCTTTCTAATCTTGATCTAGCATGAGTAGAATTACCCATACCTGGATATGGATTTTTACCTTTACGACTAGTACTTTGATTTAACATGTCCATTGCATCTTTATCAATGAATGGATTTTCAAATTTATTTTCTCCTAAAAATCTACTAGCCAATCTATTAAATTCTATCTTCTTTGCTTCTTCAAAGCTTATTTGTTTATACTTCACATCATTTCTTAAATTAGCATCTAACAATTGATCAGGATTTGTTTTAGCCATAATACGTTTTTTCTCAGAAGCCAACCATTCATTCTCTAAAATTTCTCTATTTTTAGCTGTATCTTTTTGTCCCATTTGCGGATAAAATCTATCAGATACACCATCTTCTTGGAACTTACCTACTTCACTACTCCATTCTTGATACTTTCCACTAAATTTAGCAATATCTCTACGAGCTTTTTCAGCTACACTAATCTTTTTATTACCAACTTTTACTTTAGTTGCTTCCATAGCTTTCCAATTTAAACTACCACCTTTGGTAATATATTCAGAATATTTATCCATAATGTGATCACGAAGGTTTAAATGAAATCTAATCCAAACCATATCATCATAATGAAAGTGATTCTTTAATACTTCAGGTCCAGATTGTTTATCTTGAGATAATCTAACTGTTTTATCAAACCATAACAATCTACGTGACTCAATCATACCATATTTATTTAAAAACATTCTACCTAATTCTTGTTGCCAAAACTTAGGATGACCTTCTGCCAACATAGTTTGTGGTAAATATTCTAGAGGAAGAACAGTTTGATTGTCAAAATAAGTAGCTATTCTTTTGTAATTACTTTTAATAATTCCATTTAATGCTGATTCCATTAAGGGTTGTATTACTTTAGTTCTTACTACATCAGCATATTCAATTGCACTTACAAACTCTTTTTTACCTGATTCATTAAAGTAAGAAAACTTTTGGTCAATTTTCTTAATTTCTTTTTCTGCTTCTACAAATCTTTTCTGTAAGTCTAATAACTCTTCAGGAGTTGTATTACCTTTCTTAGGACCCTGACCATCTTCTCCTAAGTTATGTTTTACTGCTGCATACTCCCAAATAGTATTAGCGTGATCTTTGTACCCTTTTTGAGATTCATTTAATATCTTTTTAGCAAATCCAATAAACTTAGTATTAAAATCATTTAACTGATTTGCACTTACGTGTTGTTTATAAATTAAATCAGCTACAGTTTTTAAAGTAGATGTAGGCACAGTAATACCATATTCTTCCATTTGCCCTGTTTTTTCGTTGAATTTTACAACACGATCAAACTGTAATCGTTGTTCAAATGGAGCAATCTCTTTATCTAATCTTTGAAATATACCTAATATTTGGTCTAATCTTTTGGGATCTCTTAGATGTGCTTGTAAAGGATTTAATCTATTTATTTCATTAGTAATTAAATCAGATAATCTATTTACTTCTAATTCTTGTATATGTGGAAATTTATTATTTGCTTTTTCAAATTTTTCTCTACTATCAAATCTTTGAACACGTTTAGTTTTTTCGTTAACAGAATATATAACTTTATCAGAATCTTTTAATAACATACCTTCTGTTTTGTCTGCAATTTTATCTATATTAGTTCTATTACCAAGTATCCAAGAGCTTACATATTTCTCATAATTTTTTACCAAAGTATTAAAAGCAGCTTCATTCATACCAGTAATATTCTTGGTATTTTCTTTTACATATTCATCAAATGTTTTTAAGGGAACATCTTTGGTAATATCTGCGTATAAAGTATCTTGTGCTTCTTGAATTAATTCTTTATTTCTTTTAACCTGATCAATAAGATTATCTTTATTGTATTTATTTCTCATTGCTTTCATAAAGAAATTAAATCTTAATCCGTCTACGTTTTGTATAAAATCACTCTTACGATCTATTCTCTTTAAAAAGAATGCATATTCACTAGGCAAATTAAATATAAATTTTTGATTACCTCCCACAGTAGTTGCATATATTAACTCTTTAAAATCAGTAAGATTCTTTCTCATTGTTTCTGTTTGAGTTTTTTGTAAAGGTTCTAATGTTGCAATCAAATTATCTAACTTCTTAGGATCAGTAAGAACATCTAAGTCAATTAAATCAGGAACCATTTTCTTTGTACGTAGTACAACAGGTTTAGATGTATCAGCATTTATTTTAGATTGAGTACCATTTGCTGGTTCAGTAAATTGATCCATAGCTGCTTGTTCAAATCTATCTAAATCTAACATATCTCTAATATCTTGTATACGTTTAGTTCTATCTTGCTGCGCAACCTTCAATACTTCGTATCTAGCATTAGACATATATTTTTTATTTCTAGGTCTTATAGCCCATGTTTGTTCTTTGTCTGGCAATAAACCAGTAAATTCTGACTGCAACTTCCCACGTTCTTTATATAAATTTTCTAATTCTGTATCTTTATTAAAAAATTGACCACGTTTTTCAAAATCCATTTTAGCTTTTACTAATTGTTTAATTTTACCATTTATTTGATTTAAACGATCAAAACGATTTTCTGCTCTAAAACCAATAAAATCTTTCTTAACTACAGGAGTAGCTATATAAAATACATCAAACAAATCTTCTACTTCTCTTCTAGCTTTTTCTGGTAATGGATCTCCTATTTGTTTTCTTCTTTTAGATAGTTTAGTTAATTCTGTTTCTAATATACTTTTAGTAAGAGCTATTTGGTCGCCATAAGAACGTTTATTGTTTTTCTTGTAAAACTTTTGATTGTTATCAAACGCCTGATAAATTCTATTACGCTGTTCAAATGTTAACTCTACTACTTGTGTAATAAAATTATCTACAGCTTCAGGTGACATTTCTAATTCTTTTACTGCATAGTCTTTAAACTGCTGCGATCTTACAAGAGCATTTGATAAATCAATAACATTATTTAGTTTGTTCCATAAAAATACTTCATAATCTAAAATGTTGTTAAACTCTTTTTCTGTTAATCCTTCCATAAAATGTTCTTTAAAATCTTTTAAACCAACCTTTTTATATATAGGATGTTCTGATATTTGTTTAGATAAATCTTTTAAGAATGCGACACTTTGTTCTTTACTAAATACATTCCAAGGATTTAACTCTAAACGTAAACCATTATACTGTTCTGCAATTAAACCTAAATGACTACGAGTTCCTTCTGTCTTATCTAGGTAGTTAATAACAGTTTCTTGTATATCTAAAGGCATATCTGTTTTACGTTGCTGTCCAAATATAAGTTTATGCATATTCTTTATGGCCTGTCTTCTAGCTTCTAGTTCACCTGTTTGTGCACCTTCATACATCCACTCATATCTAGCACGCATATTTCTTAAAGAAACTATAGGTAAGTCTATGTTTGACAAGTCTGCTGCATCAATGTAAGTGTTTAATAAAACATTTCTATCTACAGTAAGTTGGTCAAAAGCATCTTTATACCTTTCTTTTAATGCTATTCTATCAATACCAGTACGGACTGTACTATCTTCTAACTGTTTATTAATATCTAGTTCTAAAGAAATAAGATTTACTCCATTAGTAATTAAACCAATAGAGTCTTGTGCCATTGTAGATATTTTACCATTAAATAATTTTGCGTTAGTATCTAGAATATCAGCTAAATGCTCACCTCTAGTTTTTGTTTGACCAGGTTCTGCGTTAGCTAACTCTCTACCAATGTCTGCATCTTTAAGATCTACTGTATCTTTTTTACCATTTTTAGTTCTAACAAGTTGGTCTTGTACTTGTGATTGTTTATAAGCATTTGTTAATTCAGAAGGTAATCCCCAAAACATATGTGCTGAGTCAATATCTTTATCAGCACCAGACATCATAAAGTCATTGTATTCATTGGTAATCAATGATATACCTTTACGAGTTTTAGCAAATCCTACAAATTCACCAATACGCATACCACCATTACTAATCATAGGTGATCTTACATAAGCTACGCTTGTTCTAATTCTTTCATACTCTGCAAAATTTTGTTTAGCTAATCTAGACTTTGGATTCTCTTTCATTGTAACCCAAGTGTCCCAAAATTTACCAAGAGTCATTGTTTTTTCGTTTTTTAAACCTTCATATACAGTTACCTTCAATACATCTCTTGCACCCTCATTTAGCATAAATTCGTTGTTTGCCAGGCCTTTCTTTGCTTTAGAGTACTTTTGCTTACGTTGACTAATTAAAACGTCATATAGGCCTAATTTAGAGCTATATGAGTGCCTAATACGTGGTCTAGTTAACCTTTTAGATACATATTGTTGTATTCTTTCATTGATATACTCTCTAACCCCAGGTCTTAAATAAGTACCAGGATCAAACCCAGTATCAATTAAATAATCTTCTATAAGTTGTCTATTGTAAGTATTTTGACGATAGTCATTCCATTCTTGCATTAATTGTTTATCAAAATCAGATAATCGTTCTATTTCAAATATTTGTTTAATAATACTTTGAGCAGCTTTGCTATCAGGTTTTTCAAATAAAATTTTATCTAATACACGGATACTTACATCATCTATCTTTACACTAAGTTCTTTATCTGCAACAAAATCTTTTTCTGCCTGCATAGTTTCTTTTGCTTTACCTACTGCTGCTTCAGCTACAAATTTTTCCCATCTTCCCCAAAACTTGCTACCAATATCTGTGTTAGGGTCCATTTCAAATGTATTAGTATTAGCAATAATCTGCTGTAATAGTTTTTGATTACCTATTTTATTAAAGTTTTCATAAACATTTAAATTTAAATAGTTGTCTTCTATTCGTGATTTAAACTTATTTAGTTTACCAACTAATTCTATTTCACCAGTTTTTTCGTTGAATTTTATTTTAGTTGGTTTTACTCCAACAGATTCTTTTATACCACTTACATAATGTATTTTATCTATACCGTGTTTATCTGCAAACTTTTGCCATATACTATCCATTACAAAATCAGCAGTTTTATTAATTACCTGACCTCTACCCTGATCCATATTTGGTCTAAACAATCCTAATGTTTTCATAACACCAGTTTCAGGGTTATATCCATATTGTTCTAATATAATATTAAATATTTTTTGATTAGTTAATGTGGCACCATCTGTACCTGAATTATTTTCTTTTAATGCTTTACCCATATTTTTAATACTACTAGGTAAATCTTCAATAACAATATGTTCAAATTCAGCATCTAAAAACACATCTTTAGACTGTTTACTTAATGATTGAAAATCAACAAACTCAGGTATGTTTCTTAGTTTGGTAAAAGATAACTCTTCAAAAGATGCTTGTTTTTTATAACTACCTGACTCTATACTATCTAATACTTTTTGATTATGCTCTTCTACTCTAAGCATTAAACTTTCATTATCTTTTATAAAACGATCTATATTGTTATTATTTGTAGTACTTGCTCTTTTACCAGATAAGTTTAAATAAGTTCTAGCAAAACTTTCTCCAAGATTTACATCTCCATATCTACCTGTATCAAGAAACAATTCAATTGACTTTACATCTAATGGTAATGTAACCTCAGTAAAACCTTCATATTGTTCTATCTCTCTTACTTTTTGTAATTGTTTAAGATTTTTAAAATAACTAGGATCTAATGCTATCTCAATACCAGTATGATGTTTAGTACGTTTTTGAAACTTAGTTAAACTTGTATATGGCTCACTTTTTATCCAGTTAGGTATTTGTTCTAAAATTTTATCTCTAGTTATTTGTTGTCTAGATATAGTTCCTGTTTCTATCATTCTCCAAATTAAACTAGCTACATTACTTTTTTTTCTAGTTTTAGTTACAGGTATACCTAAATCAATTAATTTTTGATTTATAGCAGTAATATCAGTACCGCTTAAATAGTTAGCATCTTTTTTAAACTTGCTAAAAGGATATTGTCTTATTTGTATTCTACCAGTTTCTCCATTAGCAGCATAAATAAAAGCATCTTGTTTATTTAAATCTTGTGCAAGTTTTTTAAACTGTTTACTGCTCATGTATTCTGCTAATTCTAATGGTTTAATTCTATTACCCTTAGCATCTGTTTTACCTTCTGGTATAAATCTAAATATATCTACACTTAGAGGTGCTACATTTTTTACACGAACTCTATTTTTATATTGTCCTTCTTGTTGATTCCAATATCTTTCTAATACACGAGTAGTTAAATATTCAAAATCATAGTGCAAGGTATCTTTCTTGTCAGGATCTACTTTGTAATCATAATTTTTATTTACCCTACTTGGACCATATGTTTTTGTACCAGACTTTTCCCCGCCTATAGGTTTATCATAAATATCAGTTTCAGGAGCTTCTTTTTCTATAATAGGATCTATTGTTTTATCTTTATCTAGTTTACCCTCAGCAACTATATATATTCTTGCAATAGGAAATCTATCTAAGTTTTTTAAATAGTGTGCTGATTGTATTAATTCTCTTGTTTGTTTTGGACTTAAATCAACATTGAATTGATTTTTTACATCTGATACAAAATTATTTATATCATATTTACCTGTATCAATAACTTTTTTAAACAACATATGTAAATCCTGCACACCTAAATCAGGATTATTTTTCTTAGCTTCTAAGAATACGCTCTTTAAAGATTTTTGTTTAGGTAAATGTTCAGATAAAGGATCAATCTCTTGCACCTGATACTCTATAGTTCTACCGTCTTCTAATCTCATAGACTCAAATTGAAACTCTCTATTTTCTATTTTTTCTATAGTTTGTTCTGTGCCACCTAAGTTTTTATCTAGTCTTTGTTCTGTAACATATGCCTCTACTTCTCCTCGTTGAGCATCTAAAGCATCATACATTTCACCTAATATTTTTTCCTGTGCTTTACGATCTGTTCTAGCTTGTTGTTCTAACTCAGGAGTAATAATACCTTTTTCTTTTAAATCTCTATATGTTTGTGCATATGCTAATACAATATCTTGATATTGATTTATAGTGTAATCAGTTTGTTGAGTTTTAATATTTTTTAAATATCTACTCCAATATGCTTGATACTCAGGAGTTTCGTTTTGATACCAAGGTTGTTCTGTAAGCCATTTTCTAGCTTGTTTCATATTGTAATCTCTTGGTATTGCATTCATAGAATTAAATATGTCACGAGTAGCTCTATTCTCAAAAGACGCTCTACTGTTAACAGAAAAGAATACAGCCATAAGAGTTTCATATATCTGATCTTCTAATGGTAAATCATTTAATTTAGATGTAGTAGTACCATATGCTGCACCTGCACCACCACGCATTACAAAGTTTATAGTATTGTATTGGTCAATTCTATTTGGTTGCGTACCTAACGCCCTAGCAAAAGACCTAACAACTCTTTCTCCAGATTGTCTAACAACAGGTTGACTACTACCAAGCATTCTACCAATACTTACATACTCACCAATACCACCAAATATACCACCTGCTACAGCACCATGTACACCTGCTACAGCCATTCCTTTAAATCCTTCACCTCTTGTACCTAATGGTTGAGATGATGCTGCTAACAATAAACCTAAGTGTACAGATTGATTAACTATATTATCTAGGGCAGCTTGATCTATAGCTTTGCTACCTAATAATTTTTTATTTAAAAAATCTACTGCTCTAATATTATTTCTATGTAATCCAGCTGTAGCTTGTTTTTGTACAAAAGAAGCAGCTATACCAGGAAATGATTGTAAGCCATATAGTTTTTCACCAGTCTTAGGATCTATGCCCACAGGCATACCCTTCATTCTTGTTGTTCTAGCAAACTTATCTAACGCTCTTTTAACCTTTAAATTGGTATTACCTATAGATTTAGATGCATTATCTAAACTATTTGCTACAGAAGCAATTCTTTTACTACCACTTTTCTTAGCACGTTCTTGCAATCCACGTTTTACTACACCTACTGCAGCACCCGTTCCTGTTAGACCTTGAACAATAATACCAGGTGCTAATCCAATAAGGTGTCCTACATTATTTGCAATACGTTCACTGCTTGTGTCAGGTGTATCTGCAAATCCAAATGTAGTAAACCCTTCTACAAACCCTGAAACTGTTTGTGCTAAAATACCGTCAGATTCGCCTTGTCTTCCTTCAGACATAGGTAGACCTGCCTCAAACATTTTTGTTTCCATATAACGTAAGCTACGGGTGTCAAATGAGTTAGGATTGGTATCATAGAACCTTTTTAGGCCTACGGCAAATTGAAATTCGTCTAATCTACCAGAATCTACAGCACTTTGTAGTATTTCTATTCTTCTATCTAATGACATAATTATTTCTGTAAAGCGTTAATCCAAGTATTTAACATCTTTATAGATTCTTGATAGTATGCTTTATTCTTGTCAATATCAGCTTTTTTGGTACTTCCAAACTTTTGCTCAGTACTTAAACGCTCTGCTAATGTTTTAGCTTCCATTAAGTCTTTAATAGCTTCTTTCTGTCTAGAAGTATTTATTCCAGCAAACTTATCTTGTAAAGCATATTGTGCCTGCAAAGTTGCTAAACCTAAAGAAGATGAATATGCATTCTTTCTTGCTTCTGCCATTTCCATTCTTTGTTCAGGAGATCTACCAAAAAATCTATCTTTTCTAGTATCATCAACTTTAGCAACAATATCTTCTATACTAAAATCAGGAGTACCTCCTTCAGATAAAACATTATTCATAGCCATAGATTGCATATCGTCAAAACGAACTTGCGCAAATAATCCTTGATTTTGCTGACTTAATAAACGTTGAGCAGCAATAACTTCTGTTGGATTATTAAAATCAATACTACCATAATAAGCATTTAATCCATTAAGCGTTTCACTATTTTCATCTGCAAATTCTTGAGTTACTCCAGATGCTGAATATATAGCTTCCATAACATCTTTAAAATCTAACTGTCTTTGAAACTCTCCCCTAGCTAAAGTATCTTGTCTTGAAGAAAGTAAACCAGTTTCAAAATTATATTGTCTACCTTGAAGATCTTGTTCAAGTTTTTGAGTTCCTACATTAGGAAGCATAATACGACCTCCTGATTTATCATAAACCCAATTAGCTATGTTTCTACCTTTTTGCATTTTTGAATTTTCTTCAGAACTGTATTTATTCATAGAAATTTGCACATCAATCATATCTTCAAAATTATTTTCTATATATTCTCTTTGACGAGTTGCATCTTTTTCACGAAAATTAAGTTGATAGTCATCAAACTTTTTTCTCATATCTAAACTAAGTTCAGCTCTATATTTATCAAGATCTTTTTGATTTGCAAAATTGTTATTACCTCTTTCTAAAAAGTCTTCCTGTGCTGCATCCATTTTATCTAATGCAAAGTCTTGCAAAAGAATATCTCTTTCTTCTTGAATACCAGCTTGTTTTTCTAATAATCTCATTTGAGATTGTTCTTGCATTCTTAATTTATCTTGAAAGTCTGGTTCACGTATATCACGCATAAGACCAGACAATGAATTTGATGCCATTCCTAATGCTTGTAAAAATTCTGTTTGATAATTTGCCATTTCTATCCTCTCATGTTTCTTGCTATTGCCATATCTTCTTGTGGCGTTAAGCGTGAATTTTTTATTATTGAATCAGTGTCTGCTAAAACTACACCCTGTTGTGCTGCATTTGCTCTAATTTGTCTTTCAGCTGCATCCACATTTCTTAATTGTGAAGCTAATGTAGCTGAAGCTTGCAACATACTTTTCTCATTTTGTAAACCTATTGCTTGTAATCTAGCTGTAGGATCTGCTAACAACGGATTATCAAAGTTTGAAAATCCAGTTCTACCATATCCAGCCATTTCTCTATCTACGCCAACTCTTGCTTGATCTGTTTGTAAAGCTACTTGATCAAATCTTAAACCTGCTGCTACAGCAGCTTGTTGTCTATACTCTCCATACAAAGGTTGTAAATCCATAATACCTTGATTTGAAGTTCTTCTTACAGCATTTTTTCTTCTTCTTTCTCGTGCTTTTGCATTATCAGCTAATATAGCTCCACCTATAGCTCCTACTATATATCCTATTGCTGCCATTATTTTACCTCCTCTTGTTTATTAAAAGGTTTAAATTCCAAATTAGGAGATATAGCTTTTAACCAATTCATTTCATTAAAATATGGTGCATATTCTGCAGACACTTCTTTCCTAACTTGTTCTATTTGTGCCTCCATATCATCTTCGTTTGGTTGTTGTTCCATATTCATATTCATTTCTTCAGCCATTATTAATCTCCTTAAGTTTTTTTATTGCTTTTACAAAATCTTCTACACGCACTGGTGTTTGTTTATACCAACGTGAATATCTATCTGCTTCTTTATCTGCATACATTATCTCATCTATACCACGATCATAGTCTTTGTGACATAAACATTTCCAAGCAGTAGGAAACTTTTTAGTCCAACTTCTACCTAACTGATAATTAACAGATGTTAACGCTATAATAATATCATCATCATCTGTAGATAGTATACTAGCTTGTTTTTTTGCTGCTTCTAACGCAACGGTAATATCTTCCATATACCATTCTTTAATTTTATAATCATCTACTTCAGTACCTACAGGATAGTCTTCACGTTCTGATGCAGTTAATAAGTGACCAATACCACAAGTAGGTTTATCTAACGTATCTAAATATACTTCATTTTTGTAACCTTCACGTAATTTCATATGTTCAAAAAGTTTTTCTTCAAAACTTGATTTATCTTTTTTAAATAACATTATTTATTTTCCTTTATTGAAACTTGCGGCAATGGTGATAATCCGCTATAATTATTTAACATCCCCTGATACAAACTTGTTGTATCAACATTTATAGCACCATACTGATCTACACTAGTAATATTATCAACATCTTGCATATCCATACCCTGAGTTTGATAATTTACTACAGGTGAAGGATTCATATATTGAGTATCTATTGGTTGTAATGCTTCTGGAAGAGTAATTTTATTAACTCTAACTCTTGGTGTTAATTGCTCAGTTGAATCGCTTTCAGGGTTATATTTATAATCTTTTAAATTATTTAAATAATATGCACGAACTTTTCTTTTATCCATAAAAGGTTTGTTTGTTCTTTCAAACATTTCATTTCCATACATATCATACATCATTTCACCAGGTTCTGCAGACCGTACAGTTTGTCTAGCACGCTGTTGATATTTTCTAAAACCTTCTCTAAATGCTTTACGATCTCCATATAAAGCTGCACCTTCGTCAGATTCTTTGTATGCTTTACGATCTTTAAAATAATCGGTTATACCTAAAGTTTTATCTATAGCTCCACCTATTCTAGAACCCTGTAGCATTGCAGTTCCATAATACAAAGCTTGTCCAAGCGGTGACTTTTCAAATTCTTCTTGTCTTTCTACGTTATCTTCTAAAATATCTAATGCTGTATTACCAACTACAGCTGCTTCTTTACTAGCCATTATATTACCTCCTCTAATTGACTTTTCATCCACCTACCATTTATTTTTATATAAACAAAAGAACCAGATGAATCGCTTACTACTACTTGATCACCGTCAAAACCTTCTTCAGAAATAGGAGCAGATTGCCTAACAGACAATGGAGTTTCCATTTGCTGATCTATTTCCTCTATTTGAGAAGATTGTTCTTGTAAAGAATTTAAAACTGTTTTATCTCTCATCTATATCTCTTTGTTTTTTTTGCAATTTTTTTAGGTTGCTTGCTATGTTGCTTACCTTTTTTTGTATCTTTACGCTTTTTTCTTGTAGTAGCAGCATATTCTTTTGCACTAAGTTTTTTAATAGCAGCATCAGGTAAATAACGTTCACCAGTTTCGCCTGAAGGTTTTCCTGACTTTGTACGCCATTTTTGTTTTGTCCACTTTTTTAAACTCTTTTGTGATTTTTTTAATGCCACTACTTATATCCTCCACCTGCTGCTTTGTATCTTCTAGCTAACATTTGTGCTTTTCTAGCAGACCACTGTCCAGGTTTACCACCTTTACTTCCTGCCATAATTTCATTAAACATACGTTTACGCATACCAGGTTTTGTATAGTTACCAGCTTTATTTACTGTGCTTTTCTTTTTAGCCATGAGTTTTGACCACTTTCATAGGCATAGTTAAAGATGCTCCTTTATGTCTTTTAAACTTAGCTCCATGTTTCATTAAAACATAACCCTTACCCTTTTTCATAAAGTGATACCCTTTTGGTGCTTTAACTTTCATTAGTAACTATATCCTTTCTTCATACCTTTTTTCTTGGTAGTCTTCTTTTTCTTTTTACCTTTTTTCATAGGTTTCTTTTTCATTCCATATTTCATAGTAACTCCTTTACCATTTTACTTTATGTGACCAATATCTAGCACTTAATTTACTTGGTTTAGCATCTTGTGCATTGTGTCTAGCATAATATGATTTACGTCTTGCTTTATCTTTTTTACTCTTCGGATTTTTACCAGCTCCTCTTACGCCTTGCTGTCCAAATCTTATTAATTTTGTTTTATCTCCAACCTTAGCTACCACTACATGTGATTTCTTAGGATGATTAGGTGTTCTTTTAGGTTTATTATAACCAGATACACCAGCTCTCGTTAGTTTAGGATCTTTCTTTTTAGCCATTAACCTTGTCCTCTTTTACGTTTTTTATAATACTTTTTGCTAAGTTTATTACCATACTTAGTTCGTTTACCACGACCTTGTCTGGTTTTTTTCTTTGTAGGTTTTCTTACTTCTACAGATCCAAAACCTTTTCTTCTCACTTAGCTACCTTATCTCTAAATACAATCTGTATATCATTAATAGTAAAATCTTTATGTACACTTCCACTACTATCTGCAAACAACTTTATACCAAACGAAGTACAATTTTTAAATACAGAATTAGTAACAGATATTCTTTCTGTTTGGAAATCTGCACTAGTATTAGACAACTCTTTACTTGTATTAGCAACTAAAGTATCTTCTACTTGACTACCATCCATTCTAGTTGCAAAACCTTTTACTAATATATTTTCACCTCTTGTATAATTTATATAAACAGTAGTAATACTTTTTTTAACAGAAGGTGTAGTCATATCATATTCTTTTGATTTAAATACTACTTGATTATTTGCAGTAAAACCAGAAGGATCGTTATTCCATTGACGCATCTTTACTTTATTGTTTGGAGCACTTCCATTTTGCTCTACACAATAAACAAGAGTTCCATCGTTTAAATTTACAAAATTTGTAAAATCTGCAGAAGCAGCTCTACTAACAGCATTTGCTGAACCAGTATTACTTTCAAAAGTATCTGCTTCACTATAACTTTCAGATTTAATATCATATTTTAAAATAGTATTACTTTTGTTTGCAATAATTAATTCTTTTGTATCAGGTAAAAAACCTATCATACTTTTATCAAATTCAAAACCTGCTATTAAATTTCCTCCTGTTTTATCAAACATAGAAGCAAATCTAGATTCTCCTGTTACGGTTAGATCTAAATCTAATATGCGTCTTCCATCGTACAAATACATACCATGTCTATTAAACCAAGCAACAAAACCAGTTCCTTGAACTACATGATAAGGTTTTTCACATCCTTTAAACTCTAATTCGCTTTCTAAAAATTCTAAATCTCTACTACAATTTATTATAAATAATTTATTTTTTTTGAATTGTAAAAGTTTACTACCAACATTTGCTAATTTTATAATTTCATCACCATCTTCTACAGCTACATCAATAAAACTATCTACTGGAAAGTAGTCAAATTCATTAGGTCTAGATTTAAAAATTCTATCTGGTTTTATTTGTATATTATCATCTTCATCTTTGTAAGTAACATTTCCAGCATAAACCCTTCTATTAATAACAACGCTAGTAGTATAGGTGGTGTTTGCTTGTCCAAGAGCTGTTTCTGATTGTGGTCCTATATAAGGTTCTATTACTTTTAACTCTTTTAAAACTCTACTAGATATAAATTTTTCATCAGTGGTATTATAACTATTAGCAGGATATACATAACAAGTTTCGTCAGCACTGTTTGCTCCTCCATTAAAGTTCTCTACCCCAAATGCTTCGTAGGTACTATCTCCAGCAAATCTAATACCTTTTTCAAAATCTATTTCTGCTAATAAATATTTGGAAGATACATCTCCATCTGAATCTGATGAAGTAGTAGTAGGGTTTGTAACTCTAGCCCAATAAAATTTTAAACCAGCAAATCTTTTTTCATGTTGAGTAGTTGTTTTTGAGCCAATTCTTCCAACAAAATTTAAATACATTTTTTGAGTAATGTTGTCACCAAAATTTCCTGCCTGACTAGCCATACCTAAAAAAGTAGGCATAGACTCTTGTTTTTTAAAAGCAGCAGAAGATTGATATATTTTAGTAGCATAAAATGCATACCTATGTTCATTTGCTACAAGAATACTACCATCTGAATCTGATGAAGAATTATGGTCATTAAATCTAGGACAAATAACCATAGCTCCTATACCAGCTGAAGCTTGGAAAGCACTCTGATCAGTTTTATTTCTTATCGCAGCTTCAGTAACAACATCAGAACGAATAGCGTTGTTACTATCTACTCCTACATTTAAAAAATTAACTTCATTGTTTAGTCCAGGTTTTGCTATCTCCATTCGTTCTGCAGAATATTCACCAGCACCAGAATTAGCTGTTATTGAATGAACATGATCTCCAGTAGTACTTGCGTGTCCTAGTCTTCTAGTAAATTTAAAAAACTCAAAAACATGAGGGTAATTATTGCTATTACCAGCTACCTCCCTTGGTAAAACTTTTGTAGAACCATCTATAGTAAACATATGAGTACTTGAATTTTGAGTAGAACCATAATTAACACTATTAGTTTTAACAGCAGGAGTTCCACTTACTTCAACAATATGAAGTTTAGCTTGAGAAAGGTCATCTAAAAAAAGATATTCATTTTCACCTGAAGCAACAGTATCTACATCACGATCTAATGTAGTATGATGTAAACCAAATCCGTGATTTAAATTATCTACTGCAGTTATAGCACTTGAAGGTATATAACCATTATTTGCAGTAAGAGGACCATTAACAGATTCACCAAAGGTAACTAACTTACCAGGAGTTTCATTATTCATATTCATTGCTTCCTGATATTCGTTAGGTTTTAAATCTCTTGCTGAAGTCTTTTGATTTAATCCTGCACTAAAATTATTTATGTTAAGTATTTTTTTTGGCATTCCTGGTTACTTCCATCATAGTTTTTAGTTTCTTTTTTTTCTTTTTATCTTTGAGATTGTACTTTCTTCTACTATCATTAATAGAAGTTCCTTGCATAGGTCCGCCAATTGTACTAGTTGTTACCATCTATTATATCTCCCCACAAAGTAGTTTTGCCGTTTACAATTTCAACAATCTCTACTTTAAACTCTCCATTAGTAAACCAATCAACCACAGCAAAAGCATGTGCCCAATTATGTAGTCTACCCTTTAACCATTTATTATTTTCATGGGACATTTGTTTTAAACAACCTAATGACCAAGCTGCAATATTACCACCTAGCTTTGTAAGAGTATGTCTTTGTAAATCGTGTGTATGACCATACATAACATTTTCTCCATATGTTTCTAAGTGTTTTTTAGCATGATATGTTGTTGCAAACGCACCATGAAAAAAAGCTAATTTACCAATTTGTATTGGAAGGTTATACTCAGTATACTTATAACCTCTTTCTTTTATTTTACACGCCTTAAAAAAGTTAAGATCACTAAGATAGGGATACTTGTTAGAAAAATTATCCAACCAAAGATCGTGATTACCTTGGAGGAGATACTTTTCTTTACATCCAACTTTTTTAAGGACTTCATCCCACTCATCTAAACCTTTATTTACTAACCTAATTTCCTCTTTAACTATAGGAAGTTGAAACTCTAAAGGTGGTAATTTTTTGTCTTTATACTTCCATGCTGATACAGACTCCCATTCACCAACATCACCTAAATTAACAAAAACTTTAGGTTTTATTTTAAGTATTGCTTTCTTAACACATTCTACTGCAGCTCTATCTTCTAATGGATAATGCTGGTCTGGTATTACAATACCACGTTTTTTTAGTTTCAAAGAAACCTCCTATTTTTTATCTAATGCTTTTTTAACTTCAGCCCATAGCTTATCGTCTAATTTATTAGAAGATTTAGATACTAACCAATCTCCTAAATGCATTATGATCGCTTTAATAAGTTTTTCTGTTCCTAAACTTGTAAGAACTTTACCTAGTATTGGTCCCATTTGTTACTCCTTTTCACAGTTTTCATCACAAGCTTCAAGACCCTTCATATATCCTTGATGCTCAATGATCATTTGTTTTACTTCTGCTAATCTTGAATTAGCTTCTTGAATTTGTCCAGCAAGTTCATTATGTTGTTCAACTAATGATTCCATTTTATTTTGTCCCTGCTCTTTAAGACTTAACTGTTTATCTTTTTTAGCCATTATTTCTCCTTATTAGCTGTTTTTATTGCATTTAAACTTAATATATTAATTAAATACAATTCAACTACTTAATCTCTTTACGGATTTTATCAAAAACTTCTTGCTCATCAAACTTCATACTAATACCTGGTTCATATCTCATTACCTCAGAACCATCTTTAAAAATAATAATAGTAGGAACAACTTTTATATTCCACTCTTTCTGTATAACTGCACCAATAGTTTTATTGCTAAGATCAACTTCTCCTACATAGCAAAGTTTGGCAAGTTTTTCTATCTTAGCTCTATTTCTATAGTTCCAAGAAGCATTTACTTGTACTACTGCGCAATTTTCTAGTTTTACTAGTTGAATTTTTTCAAAACTATCTAGATTAACTGACTGTGAATATAAGGGCGATTGCCATAAGAATAATCCAAGCAACCATGCCATACCATAATAATAATTCATCTGAATACCTCATTTATTGTTCATATCAATAAGTGTTTGAGTAATAGCTTTTGTATCTTCTTTAATGTCATCTACTTTCTCTTCTAACTTATCGACCTTGTTTTCTGTATTAAGTATTGAATCTCTAATCATCTGATCTTTAAGGTCATACTCCATACGTGATACTTCTGGTTCTGGTAATTCTTTAGCAAGTTCTATTTCTGCTTGTAATGAATACCACATACCAATAATCATACCTACAGTAACTAAGATACTAATACCTGTTTCTATAGATAATGTAAATTTAGTGTCTTTACCTACTTCCATTTTTATTCCCCTATTTCTGAGTGTACTAATACGCCATTAGCGTAAAAGTTATTGTTCTTCGTTAAAATTGTATATGTCCAATGTTTTTTTGGAAATCCTTCTAATCTATGAACTTGTGCATAATATTTACCATCTAATATTTTTAGCAAATCATTAGGTTGTATAACAGCTGCATCTAAATCATAGTTTGCTGATGTTCTACTTGGATCATCAGATACCATACTACCATCTTCTTTATATACAGGGTGGTCTTGTGTAAGTATCAACTCTTTTAATTCTTCACCATCTGTTTCATCGTTAGGGTCTGATAGCATAATCTTATATAAGTTATCATGTAATCTTTTTTCTATTTGTAATATTTCTACTTCTTCTTCTTCTCCAGTTTCCCAGTTGTAAGACATTATCATATCTCCAACATCTAAATCATGTATGTTAGCAGTACCTTCTTTTAAATTAACTGGTATGTTTTCATAAATACAAAAACCAAATTGACCACCAGCAAAATTAATACTACCAGTAATAGTTGCACTAACACTATTATTTGTAAGCGTTAATGTATAAGCACCAGTACCATCTTTATTACTTGGTGTGTGTTGCCATTGAGTTCTAATATATCTTGTACCTGAATTATGTCCAGTAAATTTACTATTACTATTAGCTGATGATGTAGTTATAAAACCTGTACCACTATTACCTGTGCCATTAAAACCTGGATCACCACTGCTTGATATAGCTAATTTAAAATTACCAAATGGACCACCAGTAGTAGATAAAGAACAACTTGTACCACCACTACCACTAGATACTGTCATTTGTGCATCTTTATTAGATTGTGCAGTTTGTCCTGGCAAATCAATTAAATTCAATCCAGTATTGTCTACAACACTCCAAGATGTACCAGCTAAATCGTGGTCATAGCTATAAAACTCAGTCATAGCATGAGGTGCACTACCATCTGGTCTATCTGAACTATCATTTTGTGTATTAATAGTTGCAACAGTTCCGTCAGATAAATCTTCTAATGAACTATTAGCAGTAGTTCCACTCCTACCAAACTCAACATTAATATCATTCATGCTAATTTGTCCTGATGAAGTAAGAGCCATTATTTTTTTAACTCCTCTATCTCTGCTTTTAATTCTTGTATAGATTTAATTAACACTGGTACTAACTTAGAATAGTCCACTGCTTTAAAGTTATCTTTACCTTGTAAACCTTCATATTCTTTTACTACTTCTGGTATTACTTCTTCCATTTCTTGAGCAATAACTCCAATATCGTGTCCTCTTTCTTTACCATTAGCTTTGTCTTTTTTCCAATCAAACTGCACTGGTTTCATTTTCATTACATCATCTAATCCATATGGTAAAGATTCAATATTTTCTTTTAATCTTTTATCAGAAGCAGTTGTACTTGAGTAAGCAATAATATCTGCGTCTGCGTGAAAAGTACCACCAGAAGCAAATCTAAATTCATCTTGAACATTGTTTACTTCTACCTTAATTGCATTATCTGTAGAAAAATGAAATCCGTTATGATCATCTCTACCAATTACAAGACTAGAATTTTTAATAGATGTAATAGTTGTAAAGGTCGTTGGTATTCGTGCAGCAGCAATAGTACCACTAACTATTTTATTTGCAGGAATGTCATCTACTAATGCCAGATCTCCTAATCCTAAAGCTGAAGCAGTAGTATATCCATAACTTAAAATTTTATCTTCTACCGCTGCAGAAGTCATAATGTGAGAATCGTTGTTAGTAAACTCTCCTGAAT